CCGGTTTGTCCAACCTCCGCTGCTCGACACCGGAAGATGGCATGCTCGGCCACGAGGGCACGGATGGCATGCGACCGGCCCATTTTCCGGCCTGACGAATTTTCTGATCTCCATTCTGCACGTTATCCTGCCGCGCCGTTGCCCGAATCCGTCTTCCCACAGACACACCAATCTCAGCGAGACGACCGCGAATCGGAGCGATAGCCGATCGTGATCTGAAATAGCGTACTTGTAATCTTTGAATCGCTCGACTAAGCCAGGAAACGCTATGAGCGAGTGCCTTGGCCGCGCCGATGCCATCCTTGTGCAGTAACAAGTGCCCGGCCCCGTGGCACGCGATGCCCACAGCGATCTGCTTGGATAATGCTGTCACGTCACCGGCTTCCAGCGTAGTCGATGCCAGTCGAACTCATGTCCCTCGAGTGTGCCGAGAGCCAGGATGAACGCGTTGCGCTCATCGACCGGCAGGCTGAAGGCAACATCGAATGGCACCCCGTTCCTGACCAGATAGAGGCAATCGATCAGGTCAGGGTGCCGGCTCAGTTTCCCAGATCGGCCAGCCCGTCAATGCGTGCCTTCTCGCGCTCCATCTGATCGAATGCCTCGCCGATAGCCGCAAGCCCAACATCGCCGAGACGCGCGACCACCGATTCGATCTGCATTTCGTTGGCCGGCTGCGGCACTGGCACGCCGTCGATCGCCCTGACCGAACATGCCAGCAATGCCATTCCAAGCCACATTTCGTTCTGAGACAGAGAGGATCCTGCTGCCTTGAATAACCTCAGCTTATCCAGCGCTGTCATCTGTCGCAGCTCGATCACGCGACCGTCGGCATCGGTGATTGTCTGGCTGGTGATTGCAGACTGTACTACGACCGTCGTCGGTGTCATCATACCCGTTGCCTGCGCGTCGCGAAGAACTCGAGTTGCTGCTTCACACTACTATCACCCTTCCAGACGCCGGCATTCGTCAGGTTGAAGGTCACACCGTCATACTGGTAGGTAGACGTAGAGCCGTCTGTCTCGGTGGTATACTGATACATGGTCACCGGCTTCATGCTGCCGCCATTGTAATACTGCTGCTCGGTCGCCGCGATGAAGTCATCGACCACCGCGCTGCCGCGCTCCAATTCGAAGCTGCCTTCCCAGCCTTTGGGCAGCGCCGTGCCCATTTGAGTGCCGTCCAGCCGATTCACCCGCACCGACTGCGTTAGCTGGCGACTTTCAAATGAGGTGACGTGCGTGAGGTCGACTCGGCCGCTCGCGCCAATGACGACGAGCTGCGTGTCACGCCCAACCGAGAAGGCAGTGTATGACATTTCGGCAGTTCCTTAAAGCGCCTGGCCGGTCGGCAGCGTCTGTCGCGCAACCTGAACCGTCTGGCCCCCCTCGATGTTGACGATGAACTTCTCGTTGATGGCCTGGTACTGCACCTGCGCATCCGACTGGACGTACCCTAGGTCGGTACGGCTGGATGGGTTGTTCGAGGTGTCGCAGATCACGCTGAACGGCAGGCTGCCATCCGTGCTACCGAGCAGCCCTTGGCCGAGCATGTTCTGCAAAAATGAGAGTTGCGTTGCGCGAATGCGACGGAACAGGTCGGCATTGATGACCTGGCCGACATACTGCCCCATGCCGGCCGCCAATGTAGCGGCTATATAGTTAGTCAGCCTCGTGTAGTTGTCGCCATTGACCGCCGCGTTGGACGAGGAATTGTGGCCACCGCGCACGCCCCAGAAACTGCCGCCAGGCTGCGGGTTGCAGATCACGTCGATGCCCGCGGCGAGCAAGACTGCGAGATCCGCCGCAGAATACGATGTAACCTGGCTGGATCCAGGCATGCCAGACTTTTGGCTGCCGACGACGCTGTAGAGTTGCTTATTCAGACTTGACTGCTCAGGCGACAGGTTCGCGAGTCGGCCGGCAACGAACCCTTGCGGTGACACGAGCCGCACCATGCTGTTGACTTGGTCGGACCACCAGAGCCAGTCTCCAAACATCAGCTTGGCTGCATAGCTGTCGAGCCCGACTTGCTGCTTGACCGAGACGGCATTCTGAATAATGTCGCCAGCCGGGCCGGTCAGGATCATATAAATCCCTTCTTGTAGCCCAAACTCAGCCTGCGTAGTCCATTGTGTCGGATCGTCTGCGTCGGCCAGCAGCGCCATCCCGCAGCCCTGTCCGCGCAGCGCGAACATGCCGGTGCGCGGTGGGATATCGACTCCAACCAACGCGCTCGCAGAAACGCCGGCGGATCCGTCGGAACCCGACGTACCCGAGCCAAGCGTGATTGCGAACGGCACTGGACTTGCTGTTGCCCCGCCCGCACTTGCCACAACGAGTTGCGAAGGACCGCGCTGCGGGCCCTGACCTTGATTGACCGCGGTAGAGAGCGCGAGCCAGAACTCAGCACCTGCACCAGCGATGTTGTCGTAGAGCTCAGGCTGCGACCCGGGCAGCGCGACCGTCAGCCTCCATGTGTTCGCCTTGGCGCCGGGCGCCAGCATAATTACGATCTGGTTGCCGAGCGACCCGGTGTATAGTGCCGTGAAGGTCGCGGTGGTGCTGGGAACCACCGATTGTGCAGCGACGTCGGTCCCATCGGTGACACGTACACAGCGGAAGTCCTGAGCGCCTTGTTGCACGGCTGTGGCAATCTGTGTGCCCATGTCGTACTTGCGCGCCACGATCGGACCGAAGCTCTGGGCATAATCAGCCATCGTCGCCACAATGGCCGGTTGCCCGACCGGACCCCACGTTGCTGTTCCGACAACGCCCACGACATTTGTGGGCACGCCATTCAGAACAAGATTTTGCGGCGGTACGATCTGAACATATAGATCAGGGACCACAAGCGCGGTGGTATTGATGCTCCCCTTCTGAACGATCGGCATGCCAGTCAGGCTCCTGTGTTTGCGACTGCGGCCACGCGTACGACATTCCGGGCATGCTCGCTGTTGAGAATCTGGCTGATGCGTTTTGGGTCGGTGACAACGTCGCCCCGTCTCAGCTCATTGAACGATTTGATCACCACGAGATGTATCTCCATGAGATCTCCAAGCACTATGCCGTAAAGTCTGCTGCGTTGAGGCCCAGGTTGCCGAACAGCATTGCCGGCTGTGTCGCATAGGCAATCGTTGGGTACTCGATGTCGTAGAGAAGATCGCGCCGATACAGACGCGCGTCTTGCGACTGGTCGAACTCTTCCGTCCCCGCGTACCGCACGTAAGCCCGCGACCCATCATTCAAGTCGATGAATGTCACATTGCTGAACGACCGGTCGATCAAAGCAGCTGTCTCGTCACGCGTGGACGGCGTCGCGCACCAGCAGGAGATGCGAAAGGTCTGCTGCTGACGCCTCACTTCGCGTTGCGCTTTGGCATCCGCGACAACACGTGCGCGCAATTGACCTGCGCCTGGTATGATTAAGCTGGTGCCCTGCAATTGAACGATCGCGGCTTCTCGCGCCATAACCGCGAGGTTGGCCGCGACAAGGCCTGGCGTGTCGCCCTCCTGAGTTCGATACACGTAGCTTTGGTTGTCAACAAGAACTCCGGCCAGCTGACCCGGCGCAGCCGTCCCACCAAACGTGACCGAGTTGCCCGACACCATCACTGTCATGCTCGGCCGCGACGGTGTTCCCATCCATTGCTCTGAGTACCGCGTTGTAGTCTTGCCCGAGCCACCGGCAGGAAACACTGTCACATTGATCTTGCCTGCCAGGAGATCAGCATCGAGAGCGGCAGGCTGCGGCCAGCCGCGATACACACGGCATTCGGGACCGGGGACGCTTCCAGCGCCGACGCCGCCGGGATAGAGCGCCACCGATGCCGACGAGACGAGCGCGGACTCTACATCTGATTGATCGGCCATTACGTCGCCGCCTGCTTGGCAGTGATGCGCCAGCCGAGGTCAGTCAGCTCGGCCGCAGCCACGATCGCGTTTCGTCCCAGGTCATCTGTGATGAGGTCCGACGGCCGTAGTATTGTGTCGCCAAATGCAGGCAGGATTATAGTCCAGTAGGGAATTGCACTATCCGTCGGAAGGTCGGCATCGGGACGGCCTCTCCCCGAGGCACCGAGCACGCTCGCAGGCCAACCGGTCAGCAACGGTGCGTTGGTGGCAGTGACCACACCTCCGTAGTCGTTTACACCACTACGCGATGGTGCAGCGGGCCGCAGAAAGTTCACCACCCGATTGGTCCGGACACATAGCACCGGCAATAGGCGCTGCTGTGCAGCAATAAACCAGACGGCAGTGCCCTGTACGAGATAGTCGCCAACGTGCGTGTAGGCTGCGTCAAATATCCCCCGCCACAATGCAGCACCATAAGCATTAGCACGCCTGAATTGACCGTCCTCGGGAGCGAATGTTGCGCGCAATCGAAGATAGCGATTTGCTGGCGTGAGGGGATCGATGTCCCCGTTCGGCCTATAAGCGTCGGTGTCGACCCCTGTTGCTCGCGCCGCAACATTCAGGCCCCAGTGGATGCGGTCCTCGAGATGTGACGGATCCATTTACACCACCAACGCCATGCCGCCATTGTTGAGTGCGGGTCCGGGAGGTATCCCGAAAAAGCCGCACAATCGCTTGCGCCAGGCATCGAATAGCACTGCTCGGTCACGCGGCTCGTCTCGATTACGTGTCCAGACCGCGGCCTGATCGGTGTCGAGGTTATCGGCCGAACGTGGCACTGCGA